ACTCCACGAGCAACACTTCTTGCTTTTGGAAGAGGGTTTGTCTTGCTGGAATAAATTCCACGAACACTAGATGAACTTTTTTTTGTTGTCATCATAATACTCCTTGTTTGTATTGTGAATACCCGTTAGGGTGTTCTCCTGTAACCCAGGAGGATATATGGAAAAAGTATGCGAACAGTGCAAAATAGTCTTTCAAACTAGGCGTAAAAAGGCTCGTTTTTGCTCTATGAAATGTTCTTCTCGTCATCAATTTCCCATAGTTTTTAAAAAATGTCGAGTTTGTAGTAAAGAGTTTAAGGTTAACGTCGACAGAAAGGTTTTTTGCTCTCAAAAATGCTACTTTTCTTATAAATCTGCTAAATACAAAACGATTATATGCAAAACATGCGGAAAAGAATTTAAATGGCATGACTGGAATTCTAGTAATCGTCTTTATTGTAATGACGAATGCTTTAGAAATGCACCTACAAAGAAATCGTATAGAACAAAAGCTTATAAGAATCTTATAAATCGCTGTTCTATCTGCACCAATGAAAGGGGAAGGCTTGAAGTTCACCATATTGATGGAGACAGAAGCAACAACGAACTTTACAATTTGATAATTCTTTGTCATGGTTGTCACATGAGACTTCATAATCTTATGAAAAAGTCTAAACTTGAGCCTAAAGAATGTATAAATCTTATTAAAAATACGAACATAAGGTTTCTCTCCTCCCAACAATTTAGCTATCTCTCTATGCGAGTAGACAGAGGAGATCTTTCTTTTTGTGAGGATATGGATCTTTCTAGATATCGACGAGATCATTGGCCACCTCCCGAAGAAGAAGGGCTATTTGAAGATGAAGAACGTGACTGAGGAGATTGAACAGGCGTTGACAACGATGTCGTCTCAATCTCTTTAGCCTGTGCCATAACCTTTCCACCTATTGCCTCTCTATCAACTATCTCTTCATTCTCAAGCATGTTCACAAAATCAAGAACTTTAATAATTCTATCTTCATTCATCGAAGAAATCTCAGTTATCGTCTTAGCTTTAGCAAGTGCGGCTTGGGCTCTGTTCTCTTCGGATTCTGATATCCTTTCAGTAGCAAGGGCAAGGTCACTCTGTATGCGAGCCCTTCTCTCACCTGCCATAGCTAAGTTTGCTTCAGCCTGACTATTAGCCAATACTAAAGCGGTTTCTTCCTGTTTATCTATCTTAGCTTTTTGCTCTGCTTGCATCTTCTCAGCTTGAGCAATATGCTCTTCGAGATCGCTGACGCCTGCCATCGACAATGCATCAATGATAGCAGTCTCCGGAACGTCAACAATTTCGTCTCTCTTAAGATTGATAAGTTCGTAGTAGTAAGCATCTTTCTGCGACTTGGAACGTACGCCTTCCTTGACAACTGAATCAAACTGTTCGAAATTCTTATCATAGAATTGCTCTGTCGGCTTCTCGTTTAAGATACGCTCTATCTTCTCAGGAGAGTAATTGGCTTGTATCGCTTTCAATATGATTGTTCCAAGCTCCTGCTGAGCGTCCTCGATGTTATCGAAGATCTTTCTATTTCCACGTAGACCCTGGGCAATACGTACTTGGGCAAGACGTCCCGATACCTGGGTATTGCCGCCTTCATCGGAACCGATAACAGATTCGTTTATGTTCGATAGCGTAAGAGATAGCTTATCAAGCACATTCTGGTACTCGATCATCGCTGGATTGGTAGTACCACCAGTCAATTCTTGTACCGATGCGAGACCTTCGGGAGCATTATCAGGATCGACGCCGATAAGTTTGTTCTGCCCAGTCTGCAGAAGATCTTTAGGATTTTTAACCGATCCAAGAAGATACTTGTAGCCAGTAGAAATATCACTATCCATCATGTCCAAGATCTTCATATGCCGCTTGTTAAATTGACGTTGTAGCGACCAGTTACACGATGCGATACCCTGTATCCGCTTCGTTGACATCCAAATGGACGGTTCAAGGTAGCAGATCAGTGGGCGGAATGGGTAAGTATCAACCACACCTGTTTTATCTTCTCCCTCATATGCGGGAATGCCGTTTAACAGAATATGGAGTTCTATATACGGGCGCTCAACGTCTTTTATTTCGATCTCTGGGATCTCTTTTACCTCTTCTGGACGGATATTATAACGCTTCGGGTCGTTCCTCATATCCTTGAAGCGTTTCATGCCGAACTTTAGCTTGTCTAACTCGTCTTTCTCCATGTCGGATATATCACGGTTGAAACCAGTCTTCGTATCAATAAGGAACTTACGACTTCGGCTCGTCCTCTTATAGTACTGGTCGTATGCTACGATATTCTTTTTCTTCGATAACGTGGAAAATTGAGGATGATATCCTAGAAACTTGTCGTCTCTATAGCCCTGTCCAATGTCATCGATGACTGAAGGATCTATGAACGGTAACAACAGCTTAATATTCTGTATATTTATCAGGTCACGGGTGATGGCAAATCCACAGTCTTCGAGGTCTATCTGCTCAAAAGTAGGATCAAGAAGAAAACTGTTGTATGTTCTAGTGAAGAAACCTATGTCACCTTTGATAAAGTCATTCTTATAGTCCATCTGGATCCCACAAAGAGAGATACCACTCTTTAACATCTCATCGGCAGCAGAAAGAAAACGATTGTAGCCCTTGCCCTTCTCCCATACATGATATCCTACCTTTGTAAACTGGTCGGAAGTCTTCTGGTCGCTACCCTCGACAGGAGAATAGATGATCTGATTGATGTTATCACGAAGATATCCCGAGAAGAACTCCAAGGGACGGCGCATTATGTTGAACTCTATAGGCTCACGCTTGTCTTTCAACAGTTGCTTTCTTTCTCCTTCAGTCCAAGTATACCCTGCTGCTGCAAGATTGTAGACTTGGGCGTCGCGCTGCATAGGCTCCCAAAACTCGTGGGCGTAACGGTAATTGTCTAGGACTTCAGATCGTATGTCGTTATCTGTATACAAAATCCCGCCTTACTGTTAAGAGTTTTTCTTAATAGTAAGCATCCACAACAAAAAAGCAACAATTTTATATTGAAAAACAGCGATTGTCAACAAGTTCCATGTGCTGCTCCATGGCTGAAGTGATGTTGATTCCACGCTCTATAATACCAATGCTTTGTGCTGTATAGATAAGAGCATCGGCATAGTGATCGTGGATGTCCGGCAACGGTTCCTCAAGATACTTGCCCAGAGGTTCGCTCCACTTCTTACGATACTTCATGCAATGCTCGATCAGCTTCTTGCATCGGTTCTGGTTAAATACCATTCGCCTAAGTTTCGTCTTAGTGTTCGAAATAGATGCTTGTTTGTCCATGCTCGGTAACAATGAGAAGACCGTATCCGTCCCAGTAAATAGCTTTTCAAAGTCTCCCTTGTAGTTCCTGGTAACGTCAAGCTCCGAACGCTTGACAGAATCGTGGGGCAAGAAGATTGTATTGTAGTGATAGGGCTTGTCCTTAAGAAGGAAGGAAGCATAGAAGTCCACGCCCTTGTTGTTGTCTTTGTAATAGTCAAAGATCCGTATCTCTCCATGTACGACCTGAAAGAAGATCATTACAGTTAGATCATTGACTCCTATATCCATGGCTATATAGACAGGAGCAAGAGGGTCGTAAGGATTTGTAGATATGAATCTGTTCTCATCGCTTGCCCTCTTAAACTCATCAGCGAAGTAGTACGCTTCCGATGACGACATGAACGCTTCCGTTACAGTAGAAGGATATTCCTGCTGCATCTTGTTCGCTAGCGTCTTCTCTTTGGTCACGTACCAGTTGCGCTGCTGCCTGGTTATGATCCGCCCCGTGTCTTCCTCTACCTTTGTAAAGTAGTCCGACATATTAACATCATAGTCGATGTTCTGCTCTAGCTTGTACTTCTTCTCATCCATCCACGAATAGAAGAATAACTTGTAATCCAAGGGAGTGAGGTTGTCATTACCGCGTACGCTGGCAGAGTTCACCATGTCGAAATACTGCCCAGCGGATCCCTCACCCGTGCTTTCTATTGTAACACATCCACCCATCGGTACTGTTTCTAGCGTGCCCGTTATGACTTCATCCGCTTTTATGGGATTGCGAGCACACGTTTTCCCGAACTCTGTTACTACTACATTTGGATAAGATCCGCCGCGTAATGTTGTATCTACTCTAAGAAGCGAATGATTCGATAGTTGTATCTCTGTAGTTGATCGGCTCTTTATGCCAAGCTCTAGCCAAGGTGGAAGATTGTCTATGGCGTAGCCTATGATCTTCTTGAAAATGTGGGAAGAATGTTCACGACTGTATGATACAATGCCACAGCCAGTATTATCGTTCCATAACGCTTCATCTAAGAGATCGAGGATCCAGAACGTTGACATCCCTAACTGCCTTGCTTTTAACACGATATTGCGATTGTGTCTATTGCGATGGCAGTCACGCTGCACAGGATTCATGTTGAAGAGTGTGCGATTCCTATCCTTGTCAATGATATAGTAGAAGTTATCGAGTCGATACTCTTTGTCGTGTAGCCTGTTGACGTCTACGTCTTTAAAGCTGTTGAGGTGTATCGCTTTGTCTATCATCCACCCATTTCCTCAAATGCTCGTACATATTTCTCTACTGCAGGGGAAGCTTGATATATTGGAAACCATTCAAATTCATTATCACTACATTCGATAGCCCACTCGTATAATCCAAATTTATCTTTACGGATACCATCAATAGGATTGCCGTAGCCTCTAGCCTTTAGCATATCATTGATAGAGTTCATTAGGTCTATGTCGTTATCTATCATGCTTTAGACTTCATATATTCATCTATTATCTTCTGATATTTAGCGATAAGTAGTCTCGAACTGTCGATAAGATCGCTTCTTTCCTTATCTGCCTTCGCAACTCTAGCGATATGTTCTTTTTCATCGTCATCTCTAGCCACATAATCTAGATGTCTCTGATATCCTGGATGGAGTATCCACATTATGAGTCTTTTAATCTTTTTAAGCATGGCGCGCCTTCTTAGGTAACAGGAACCTTAGTAACATATTCTTTCTTATTGCCGCCACCAGTGACAGGAGCGTCAGAACCGGAGCAGGTGATTTCAGGAGGCAAAGGGAAGTCATTAACCTCGTGGATAAAGAAGTCACTTTTATAGACATTATGAACTACTGTGTTTACAGGTTTCTTAAACACGTCCCTCTCTGCTATCTTATAGCACAGCAGCTTCTTGTAGCGCTCGTAGCATTCTTTGCAAGCTACCTCAGTGTCATATGTTATGCTGGCTAGTCTCTCTCCTTCAACAGTATAAAACGATATAACTTTATTGCTATAGTGCTCTATATTTATAGATGCAACGAAATCAAAGTTTATAAGATCGCCCTTTACTTCATTCCATGCCATATTATTTCTCCTTCTTCTTGTTGTATATCGTCGCTTAAAGCGGATCGGGGAGGCATTTTATACCTTTAAAATAGATGACATTAACTTGTGTCAACTTCATTGTGACATGAATTAGTGTCGAATTCGGACATTATTAGTGTCGAATTCGGACATTTTGTGTCCGTTACTTCACCTTCCTCTTAACTGGCTTCTTCTTAGGCTTGGACTTCTCTGCTCTCTTCTTAAGCTCTTCCTCAACTCGCTGCGATACTGCCATTGCCTGTGCTGCTGTAAGAGTAGAATCGTTCTTCTCTGCGTCAGGGTGAGCATATCCACGCTTGCGTCCTTTGTTGTTGAGATAGTACTGCGCCGACTTGAATGCGTGGGCTGGGTCGTCGTCCGCTTTAGCTATGAGCTTCTTGAATACACTTACTGCTGCGTCTTGCATCTCTTCATCGTAGTCATGCCTTAGCTCTTTGACTAACTCGACAAGATCAGGGTGTTTATGTACATACTTCGAGAAACATCTACGAGCAACATGTAACTCTTCGCAAGCGTGTAGATATACGCCACCGTGTTTCTTTAAGGCTGTGATGACTGTTTCCTTTGTCAAAGACTTTTCCATCGGTATACCACAAGGCATAATATGACCTCTCTTACGCTGTTAATATGCTCAACATAAGTCTATGTGTTATAAATATTAATTAATAGCATTTCATTGATAAGATCTCGTGTAGAATGTTCAGGGCGTAGCCGGCATTACCAGGAGTAGGCGTCCAATAATCAATAGTGTACTCCTCTTTGTATAGAACAATGCCTCCATAAGCTGCACATGCTAATACTATAAAAGCAACAAGAATCCAAATCGGTGACATAACCAACCACCAAGACCAATCTATACATCCTGACAGCTTTAATCCTACGAAGAGGACTAGGAATAGTGTTGTAGTCATTGATTTTCCCTTAGTGTTTTCCATATCTACTTAAACCATCTTATTATACTTCTTGACTAAGTAGTGAATGTAGCACTCTAGATGCGCCCAATCGTTCTCGTCTCCGTCATATTCGAGCATTATTTGTTTATTAAGCGTCATCCCTTCATCTGTTGATCTATCGCAGAATGGGCATTTCCTTAGTTTTCCACTAATTTGATAACTCTTTGGTTCTTCATTCATTTCCTTTTCTGCCCTTCTTTCTTCAGCTCTATCTAAAGTCTCTATAAGCGATTTAGGTAGAGGAGATGTCGTTGTTATTCCTTTACTCATCGAATGCCTCACATGCACGCAAACTGAGTTTCTTACCCTTTTTACAAAAAGAAAGTTCACGAGTACAAGTCTTTGCATTATATTCTTGAAGCTTACACACATAGCCAAGTTCTTCAGCCGTTTTGATTATACCATTGTCAAGTGTATCAATCATATTAGTAAAAGATGGCAAAATTGACGAATAAATATCTCCATCATCAACGTTATACATTATTTTTAATTTCATATATATATCCCTTTAAGTTTTCCATGTTCTTTTTCGTGTGCTTTTATCAAGTTCTTAAATACATAGTACGTTGAGCGCATATTCGCTATAGTTTCCCTAAGCTCTGCGATCTCATTCTCTTTCTCTGCTAGAGCCTTTAGCATCTCTTTTTTAAAGTTCGGTTTTACTATTTCACTCATCGCTACGCCTCAAATGTTATCGCTTTCTTTTTAATATTCGGTTTCATAGGGTTAGGCACCTCGATCATGTTCCCCTGGTCATCTTCGCAGTAGCACTTGTCTCCTTTGAAGAACATCTTTTTATTTGTGACAAGCTTCTTCATCTTTCCTTGTTCGTCGTATACTGTTATTTCGGGCATCGTAGTTTTCCTCTATCCTTCTAGTGTATATGAATAGTATTCTTTTATATTTTTAAAGAGTGTCACTGTATTTTCTATTGCATCGTTAAGATCTATCATCAGGTTCTTATTGTGCTTCCTTAGTTTCTCATTTTTATTCTTCAGCTTCTTAATCTCGTCGATGAGGTCTGACTTGCTAAAGATAGAGTATCCAGCTTCTTCGTATAGTATGCTGTGGTCTTTCATTGTCGGCTCCATTTTATATACCAAGGATACACTATGGGCATAGTTGTCTTCAAACCTTTTATTATAAAAGAATATATTGTCGTTAGCAAAGTCTTTATTTTCCTTAAGTTTTTCTTGCATTCAATCCTTCCTTGTGTTATACTTAAAGAATATTAAGGAAAACAACAAAGGAGCAAACAAAATGAAGAAAATACGAAAGCCTGTGCCTGTTTACGGAAAAATGCTTAGAAAGGGTTATATAATAGATAGCTTTGACGTACCTTTAAAAATTGCATCTATCGGTTGTTACTCCATAGACGAGGATGAAGACGGTAAAATGCCGATAACGTTCACGAACAATAACAGCATAACTTTATACATAGAATCCGAAGCGGTGTATTCTGTATTAAACGTATAACAAAGGAGTAGAGGTATGACAATAATTTTAATGACAACCGTAGGAACCATAGTCGGCTTTATCTGCGGTATCGTCCACGGTAAGACAATAGAGCTGCGCAGTCGCGCGAATAAGAGCGTCTTATACTTCGACGGGCGGCTTTAACTTCATTTTTCTATCTCGATGCGGAAAAATGTACTTATCTTCTCCGCATACGGGGCATATCCCTCTTACACATGATGAAACGGTATCCGTAAGTATAGCACCGCTTTTCTTTAAGCAGTCGTGGCACATAGCCTTTTTTATTTCACTCATCGCTTTCTTCCCACTTGATAATGATTTTAGTACGCGGATGCTCTGAGTATTGTTTTCTGCTTCCACCGTTCCATGATAAAGCGTCATCGGCGAAGACAATACCACTCATACAGTCGAGTACCTTCTTTTCCATGTTATCGCGGTCTGGCTTCTTTGTGTGTCTAATAACTCCGCATAGCATAAGCGAACGCTTCTTTTTAGAGGTCGATTTTGGTATCGGCATAAAAAAATCAAAGAAGACTTCTACAGGGCCTGTGATAATAGGAGTATCTTGCCATTGTTCTTTTATCATCCATTTTATGAATGTCTTCGACTCTTTCGCTGGGTCGTATGTTACCCATCGCGTGACGCGTGCTCTTGGTTGTCCTTTAGGCGGCTCGTTTATGACGATGGTCTTCTCATTCATCGCTATTATTTCTTTCTATTATTTCATCAATGTTACTATCGCCAATGAAGTCCATCAATCTTTCTGCGAAGGTATATAGTTCAGATATATTGGACTTTGTCATAATTACAGAATTTATCTGCTCATATATTCTATCTAAAGCGTGATACAATGACATTCTATTGGCAACAATATCTGCGTCTAGCTTTTCAGACTTTATACTATCATCAAACGTGTATGTAATTTTAACCATACAGCCTCTCTAAGCCTCTGTTTTATCAATCCCATGAAATCACCCACCTAATCCCTGTTATGCCAACAGGTGCGCTCTATGTGATTCCTATGGCTATTCTATCGGCCGCCCTGCCTTTAATCTCCTACATGGTCTTTGAGGGGCGTGTCCATTATGGATGTCTTCATAAATTTCGATCTGTTTCTCAACTGCTGTCTCAAAAAATGATTTCAGAGTCAGCGATGGTTCCCAGTACACAATGTTTTTCGCTTGCTCAACAAGAGCATCATCTAACTGAAACGTGATTCGTTGATATCCCATACCTTCCTCCTGTTAAAACGGCAAGTCGTCGTCGTATTTTTCTGTTGCTGGTGCAGTTCCTTGCGTCTGCTCTTGTTCCACGGGGAGCGGTTGCGAGCTGTAGTTGTTATAAGCGTTTTTCATTGAGGCTTGGAAAGAAAAGTAGATGTCCTTTTCCATTGAAACATGGTTGCTGTATTTATCCTTTCCCTCTTT